TCTCTTTTGTCACTTACTGCGTGCTACATACACCTTACAGGTGACACCAGGGATATGTGGGAACATGCATTCATTAACACTTTTGGTGATGATAACATCACTGGCGTTGATGATTCGGTGAAAGATGTCTTTAATCAGGTGACTGTCGCTCACGCCATGAAGGAGTTGTTTGATTTGACTTACACGGCTGGTGCTAAAGACGGTAAGTTGGTACCATACACTGATATCTACAATGTGACTTTCTTAAAACGGAGCTTTCTCCGTGATGAGGAAACTATGGATATCGTGGGCAGTGCTCCATGTTTGGATTGGGTCGGCCCATTGGCCAAGGAGAGTTTTCTGTACACACCCTATTACTACCGCAACAAGAAGGATCCTAGGCAGGACATCACAAATAATTGTGAAGTACTGCTAGGTGAACTGGCATTGCACCCACGTGAGGTGTGGGATACTTATTTTCCTGCACTTAAAGAATGGTGCGCGAGGAACAATATTGATCTGGCTTTTGAGTCCAGGTCAGCCGCACGTGCCTACATCACTACTCGTTTTGATGTATGGTTTTAGTTGCAAGTGGTACATGGATGGTTGGCGGCCACTTGCTTACCAGTGTTCTTCGTGGTAGGACGACTACTCAGTCCTAAAATGAGAGGACCCAACCCGTGTGATGATCCATGAGCAGGACATCACTATGTAATTGCTTACAGAATACAAGGTCAATGGGAACGCAACTCAAGTTAGAGATTGCGACGAGATAGAGGGTATTTCGGTACCCAATAAGACGGAGTCCATTACTCAGGAGTCACACTATGTTAGTGAAGCTACACAGTGTGCCACCATCTCCGGGTACAATAGAGGTACCGTCATGACTGATGGCGACATACATGATATTAAGAAGTATTTGTCGAGGCCTGCCGCGTGGCGGAGTGGCACTTTTGACACTTCACCCGGCGTTCAGGAGATAGCCTCTTTTTCCACTATTACTGACATCAATAACTTGATTGGCTCCCTTTCCGTGCAGCGCATGGAGGGTGCAAAGGGCTTTCGAGCCACTTTAGTGTTCAAAGTTGTGGTGTCAAGCACTCCTTTTCATCAGGGTATAGCCGCACTTAGTTTCCAGTACGGCTTGGCGACGGCCAGTAATGGCAGGAGAGGGAATTTTCCTTATCTTGCCACTAACTTGCCACACGTTAAGTTAGATTTGGCCGAGGAAACTTCAGCTGAGCTAAGAGTGCCTTATGTATGCGCCGTTGAATATTTTCCCGTGGACGCAAGTGCGCAGGACAATTTCAACAACAACTTTGGCACGTTCGCGTTGACCAGGCTTACAACCTTTAGGTTGGCTGCAAGTCAAGGAGCTGCTAGGTATAACATATACACCTGGTTAGAAGATGTTGAACTTATTGGCGCTTATCCATTTGAGGTCACCTCTGTTATTTTACAAGCTGGTGCCGATTCAGAGGCCCATGCGTCTGGGCTGGTTTCTCGAGGCCTGTCTGCTGTGGCCAGTGTGGCCTCAGGCTTGACGGTTGTACCTAGGTTGGGGCCTATAATGGGTAAAACTGAGTGGTTTGCTCGTAATTTGGCAGGCGTTGCATCAGCATTCGGCTATTCTAAGCCTGTTGATGAGACCATTGTGCAGAGAAAGACTGTTATCGGGTATGGCGGTGAGAGCCATGTGGATTTACCCACTCCGGCCCTCATTGCTGGTCCGTTCCAGTCTAACAAAGTAGCAGTGGGCAATGTTGGTGGAAGTGATGTTGATGAGATGTCTTTCAACAATATCTTGTCCAAGCCAGCTATGATTTATCGCAAGGAGTTTACTTCTTCTGTTGCAGCTGGAGACACGCTTTATGTTGGTATAGTGTCACCTTCTTGTATGTGGTTCAGGAATAATGCCGGGTCTGGCAATATAGGTATTCCTGGGAATGCCACCACCACCACTAGCTGTTTTGCTCCATCACATTTAATGTACATAGGATCTAATTTCCGTATGTGGCGTGGTGGTTTCAAGTACACTTTTCAGTTTAGTAAATCTAAAATGCATGGTGGTAGAGTGGTGATCTCATATGTTCCTGGGTCCGCCCAGGCACAGAATTCTCCAATTTCCAACACACAAGACATACCAGTGGCGGGGGCTGGGGGGGTTGCTATGAATGCTTACACTAAGATGTTTGACCTGCGTGACTCTTCTGTGGTCGAATTTGAGGTACCATACATCAATGAGAGCCCATATACTTTGATGAATGGGTGCATAGGGACTATTACTGTCCATTGTGCTTCACCGCTTAATTCACCCTCCACTACTGCGAACATTATAGACATGCTTGTCTATGTTGAAGCCTTGCCAGGCTTCGAGTTCGCAGGGTTATGCCCATCCATGCTCGATGCCACAGATTTTAGGAGCGACAACACAGGTAATACGGGTGTTTATCTCCAGGCGGGTGGTGTCAAGCATAGTAATGATGCTAGTCAGTATGTTATTGGTGAAAGGTTCACTTCGGTGAAACAACTTGCCATGATACCAGATTGGCATGTGTTTGACCAGACGAATGCCACATTCATCAATTTGACGTTGGGACCTTGGTTTAGGAAGAATTATTTGCCGCAGATTTCTGGTACTACACCTATAGCAAATAACGCGCAAGCAGTATGGTATGCCTCCAAGTGTGGGCGCATGCAAGAGATGTTTTCTTTTGTTTATGGCTCCACTGATTGGACGCTTATTACTGACAATCCCGATTCGTCCTCTACTGGAATCACTGTGTTTGCTGCTCCTAATGATGGGAACCAAACTGTGGTGGGACCTGGATCCTTATACAACAAGTCACTCACAGAGGTTTGTGGTCACTGGATTGTTGAGCAGCGTGGTGCTATTCGCGTACGCGTTCCAACATATGGTAAGTATCAACGCATACCACACTATGTGTACCGTTTAGGAGCTGGGTCTAATGAGACCACAGCTCCCGGTACGTATGGTGTGGCTTTGACGTTCGCTAATCATTTGTACGGTGCACGCATACGCAACAACACAGGTGTTACACGACGCATTGCGTTAGGTCGTGCCGCTGGTGACGATGCCACGATGGGGCAATATATTGGTCCACCACTCTGCAATTTCTTTCAGAGTACTGCTACTGTGCCACCAAACCCATCTACTCTACCGTTTTAGATAGTGTAGTAATATCAGGGGTTCGCATTCCCCGCATTTAGTAATGCAAATAAGAGCTTGTCTCCATTCACATGTGTGAAGTTGGGGGCTTACCACATGTAATGGCGAGCCTGCTTTTGAACGGGCTTCCAGATCTGAGTCTGGTTCTAAATATTAGAAAGCACTCAATGGCTGTGTATTTTATACACAACATGCGTTCTCGCATGGTTTATACTTTATGTACATTCGCAGCCATTGGGCTGCGTCTATTATTCTCGTTATTAAAGTAGAACCATCCGGCCGTATTGTGCCATTGGGTTAAACAGTCAACGTTAGTTGGCTGTTTGCCGTTTTCTTCA